TGTCGAGAGAGGGGCTAACGCAGAGTCCAGCGCGTTGGATGTTATCGCGCTGATAAAGGGGACTGCCTACATTCTATGCCAGTGTTCGCCTGGACTGGTTTGACCCAGCCCCAAGGTGGATTTGCTTGGAGCGCGCTCGAAAGACTGCGCCGTGGGATGTCCACCACCCCGCCAAACACTGGAATGTAGTTCGGCCTCGCTACAGCCGACAGTAACCCCCACCAACCACTACCCTCTCAGCACCTAATGTCTTCCAATGTGACCGCCCTTTGCTGTTTGGACGGCCTAAAGCGCTCTAGCCACCGTGAGGTACTCCCTCGGCCGGGTATGCCCTTTACATATAGGACCTTGCCATCGAAGCCGTCATCACCTTCGGGCCGCAATACGCAGGGAAACTTGTGCCATGAGACCTTAGAGTCTACCGACACAAGTTGAACCCCGCTTGCTCTTACTAATAGCCCTCCGCTGGTCGTACCGCTTTGACGCACCCCTATACAACCACAACTATATGTGGAAGATTGCCCGTGCCAGCCAGATCGCGCACCAATGGTATCACTTCACCGTTACCCGCACCCTTCCCATTACTCACCCAGTCCCGGGAGCTGTGGTCTATGCTGCTAATACAACCATGTAGTTGGCCAGCTAACCTTTCCCCAGCTGTCACAGTGACTGTCCCCGCCTCACCTCCGCGGTTGCGTTCCCTCCACTCGCCCATAGCACCTGGATCTAGTTGCACCCGAAATACCGCCAATACTTATCCGTACTGGCGTCGGGCACCTCCGTGTCGTACCTGGAAGGGCACCACCCGGAGGGCAGCTCGGGAAGTTTGAGCTGTGCCTCCATCTCCAACTGCCGTTCCACCGAAATACCCCAGGACGTTTCAAACCCCAGCCTGGTCGAATGCGCGACCGGAACACGTCGCGCATCCTCCCACACTATGCCCTTGGCTAGCACTGCCTTATACTCGAAATCGCTCAACTCAGCACGTGAAAAAGACACGTGCTTCGTCAGCTCGAGTAGTCTGGCCGCGAAAACAGACAGAACGGGAACTCCAGCGCTTAACACCGCCTCGCAGTAGGCTACGGACTTCAACACCCGGATCCCCCCAACGAGATCCTTGTAATGTTGATAGCCGGTAGCGGCGTGCGAGAGTACCTTCATGGGGTTTCTAACCATGGTCCAGCCCTTGCCCTCAACGTACAAAGGCTTGGACTGACCGAAAGGTACCTCTTCTATAC